CACTTGTGCCTCACTTTCCGTAGTTGGTTGATTTGTTGCATCCGCTTCGCCTTCGCTAGCGGCAACTTTAGTTACTTGTGCTTCTGTAAATGCTGGTGACTCAACAAGGCTAACTTCTTTTAATGTTGCCTTAGTTACATAAATATAATCTTTTTTCTGTGATGATTTAATTACATCTACACCAACAGATAAGCCATCTATTAACTGCTCTGATGCAAGCATTAACGCATCTGATCCTTGCATAGATGCACTGATCTTAAAGCTAGCGTAGATACCATCTTCTTGCTCATTGAACTTTTGCATACGGCCAATAGGCTTATCGTTGCGGTGTTGCATAAGCATTTTGATCTTGCCAGGATCGCCTACATCTATTGATCCTTTAGCAAAGACTACTTTGCCAACACTGGTATTGCCAGGTGTTTCAAACGGCACAATTTTGCCTGCGATAACTCTGCGCTCGCCATCAGCGCTTTCTATTTGGCTGCTAAATGTAAGAATCAATTTGAATCCGCCCATGTTAAGACATCAAACGTAAATGATGGGGTAGTACCACCGATTGTGCCGACTACTCTTAATTGATCGGTAAATGCGGTAGTTAATCTAATTACTTCTCGTGTAACGCCTGTTGCTTGTGTAAATGTAGCAATAGTATTCCAGTTTGTGCCATCTACTGTGTCTTGCACTACCACGTCTAAGGTGGGTAATGTGCCGCTAGCTGCGCTAACGTTCAATTGCATTACTAATAATCTTGCGGCAGATAGGCCTTTAACGGCTGTGCCGGTAACTGTTGCAGTACGAGCAGCTGACGCTAATAGCGTTACAGTGCTAGCAGGTATATTGGCTTGTTGTATATCACTCATGCATTTTCTCCTTTTGCGCTGTTGATGTACTCAGCATCGCCGCTTTGATTTCCGTTAGGTGTTAGGTCTTCCATTTCCTTTGCATCATCTATATCGATAAGTCCAAGAGCTAGCATTTTCTCTATTGTCTCTAATCTTGCCTTATCATCTGATCGTAAGAAAGTTTCTGAGATGTTAAAACGCACAGTGTGGCCGTTAGCCGTTATATCGTTCATGCTTAATCTGTCTTCAATAGCACAGATATAAGGCTGTAATGAATATGCTACGAACTCTTTGCGACCATCAATAATGTTTTGGTAAGTCATAGAGTTATTCATATCTGCAGAGATGTAATACGCCGGCACGTTCATTGCTCTGGCAATTTGTGTGGCTAGATATTGTGATGCTTCGTTATACATCATATCTTTAGGGCTAAATCCAACAGTCTCATAAGATAATGTGCTAGTTAGGTATGCAGTTGATCTTGATTGACGTGCTTGCTTCCAAGCTGCTAATAATCCTTGTACTTGTGACTCTGGCATATCTGCACCAGTGTTTTTTAAGAATCCTGTTGCCATTGGTGTTTGTGCTGCTACAGCTGCAGCCTTCTCTAAATCTAGCGCACTTTGTATTGTGCGACCTGCTGTTTGTAATACACCTTGTGTTAATCCTTGAAATGTAACTAATGAACCAACGCCAGTCATTGGCAATTTTTGATTATCTAATGTGTAATATAAAACTTCTGTGCCTAATGGATTTAATTGTGCAACTACACGAGTGTTAGCAACCCATTCAAATCTTGATGGTCTTAAATCATCTGCATAAACTTCTGTAACACGCCAATATGCAACACCGTAGAAAATAAGACTATCGACAGTCCACGAGATAGTGACGGATCGTGGCTGTCGAATATCTGGCTGTTCGCACCAGAGTGGCTTTGCTAATTCTTCGCCTGTAGATTTTTTATACAGCTCTAATGGTAAATATCCTATAACACCTTTAATTAAATTAGCGCATCGATTGACGGCTGGTACTTGTGTTGCAAGTGTGCGATCCATAGGACCTGCACCAAATGTGTTGTAACCAAAACCAATTAGGCTATCGCCCATTACAGCTGGGGCATATTGCGCCGTTACGGTTTGCTTATTATTAGTTAGACCCAATGCTGACAATATACCCATATGTATACTTTATACCATAAATCGGACTAATGGTGCAAGTTAGACAAAGATTTGCGCGGTTTGTTGTGGTTTTGTTAATTGACTTACAACCATAGCCAGGGATATAGCAGCTGTAACATCACCGGCTGACTTACGCCTAATTATTCGCCACCCTGCATCGTTAGTCTTGGCTGCACAGTTATTTAGATGCTGTACTAGCTCTGTCTGACCAGAATGCACTACTCGATTATTGGCTAAGCCATCTGCTAGGTCTGAGCACGCCTGATAGAAGGCCTGACCTGATGTATCTTGTAATTTCCAGCCACTTTGCTCAAGTCTTGTAGCAATAGTCTGTGTGGCGTATTTGTCATAGCAGATTGTGGTCGGATGGTACTTACGTGCCCACTCGTTAATATCACTTGCCATCTTAACTTCATCAATAGCGATCTCACTATGCCACAGCTGTGCAAGTCCGACTGCAACTTTGCCATCTTGTACTTGACCCATAACTAATGCACCCGATCGGCGTGTCGGTGCAATATCAAAGGCCATTATAGTCATTGGTCCGACAGGTATCTCTAATGTGCTATCACTGCACTGCTCAATAGATCCATATACCCAAGGGCTAACTGTAGAATCAACCCACATACAAAGCATCTCGGTCTTTGTAGCTTCTATGCTGTTAGTGCTTACCGACTCTTCTAATGTCTGCTCTGTAATCAAATGACCTAATGCTGGATTGGCCATAGCCCACGCTTTACGATCACTAATCTTAGAATGCTGTGGTGCGCTATATTCATAAAAGCCTAAATTGTCAGGTGGATATGATAGGCAACGCTCTCTTAAATCATTAAGCACCGTGCTAAATCCATCACCAGCATTACTTGTCATTAGAGTCATAGCATTAGGTCTTGCACGTGTTACCGGTAATGCAGCTGTAAAGGATTCTTGTGTCCATTCACGTAACTCATCTATGTATAGGAAGTCTGCAGTTTTACCACGTGGTGCATCTCTAGTCGCTGCCGCTATCTCATACCTTGCGCCGTTAAGTAATGTTATTGATTCTTGACCATTAGCTAGGCGGATCTGTCTTACCTGATCTTTTAAGAACTGATTGTCTTCTATTGTGTAAGCAACTTGCCTAAATGTATCTAATGCCATATTTCGATTAGAAGACATACCCAATACATTCTTAGAGCCCCAAAGGAATAGATGGCTAAGGATTAACATACGTGCTAGGTGTGTCTTGCCATTCTGACGTGCTACAAGGACTAGCGCTGTCTTCTTACGCCAATTCTGCTCATCATCTACAGACAATAGATCATCTAATACCCAGCGTTGCCAAGGGATTAACGGCAGCTGTATCTTTTCGGCTAAATCTGCAACTTCTTGTGATTTACTTAAAACTTTTAATAAAGGCGTGTGGATTCTAGGTTCGGTACTGCCAATTAACCCGACCCCTCGTGAGGTCTGTTTAACTTCCGCATCACTTTGCATCAAAGTCCAATGTATCAGGTTTAGAAAATGGTGAATCCGGCACTGTTCGGACCGTCTCAGGGAGAGATGAGACTGGAAAGACAGGGGGGGTCGCCTTGTGACTAAAAAAACGGCCTCCTTTAGCGCTGTTACAACTTTTACACATAGATTGCAGATTATCTGGACTCCACATATCACCACCCTTAACTCTAGGTATGATGTGATCTACGGTATGGGCTGGCCTATTGCACACAGCGCACTGCCAACCATCACGATCTAATATGGTTATGCGTAGCTTCTTCCACTTACCACTGCCTATCTCTCTATTACTCAATGCCATCCTTTAATCTTGTAATGATCTAATGCTTTACACATAGATCCATATCTATTTAGATTGTACTTAATACCCCATTCTACCTGCTTATAACCATTAACTGTTTGTAAGTATTTAGATCTACCTTGTGGTATGCCATAGTGTGATCCATTACGTGCTTTAGGATTCCATCTTGATTCTCTGTAATATAAGTAATCTAAACAATAGAACTCATCTAAGTTATTAAGTTGTATGAATGCCCATTGTCTGTAATGATTAGTGTTATCAGCTGCAACGGAATTAGTCTTTTCAAAGCAAATGACTTCTAAGAATATAAGGGTGGCAACTAGCGTGCACCTCGCGAGCGACCCCTTCAGGGGCTCGCGTTTCGGCTTTGATAGCCGATGCGATCTAGAGCGTACACTATATGTCAATAGCATCTAACATAACCGCAGGTCAGACGGCAAGTCATAATGCGTAGATCATCGGTGTCGATCCAAGTTTCATCATAACCGCCGGTCATTTACCACCCCATCCACTACCTTTGAAGATAAGTCCAGGTGCAGAATAAACACGTGTCATAGCAATATTACATTTAGGGCAAGTCATAAACGCAACATCATCTGCGTAGGATTTATGAACTGATCCATATGTGCCGCACTCATTACAGCTGTATTCATAAATAGGCATTACTTTGCTCCAATCAATGCACAGGTGTGGCAACCAGTGCCTAGGAATTGCCAGCCACCACACTTGGTGCATCTATCAATGTCACTGTCAGGTATATGCAGTGCTTCGGCGATGTTTTTAACACCAACGCAGCCACAGCTCATACATTGATAAGCCTTAAACCCTTCGGGCGTATCTAACTGCTCCAACCATAGGAACTCGGTCTTACCTTTACATCCATTACATTTGAACTGTGGGTGCATTATGGTAATATCCTTATTGCCTGGTATGGCACTGAGTACAAACTAAGTAATTACCACTATGTATTAACCTGTCGTCATTACAAGCTATACATACGTCATTTGATGGAATGTACTTTACCTGGTCGTTCTCTATTCGTTCCAGGTAAGGTCCACCTCTTACTATTTCAACATATCCCATTACTCACCCCCTTTACCTGACTCGGCATCATCGGGCCAATACCACGTGCCAGCGCTTGTTAACTTAGCCCAACGAGCTTCGCACTGATCTTCTTTAGGTGCACTGCATACATAGCCTGCGTATGGCTTCTTAGTGGCTTTGGCAACGCCTTCCTTCTTGATCATATCGCCGTGCCTACAAGTAAAACCAACAGCAACCACTTCACCGATTTGAGCAACGCTCTCACCAACAGACCACATAACAGGTACAGAGCCATCGCTACTATCTTTAGATTGTGAGTCCACAAGATGTAACGCCATCTCCATCGCAGCTGATTTAGATCCTGGTGCACCGTACTTAGGTTTGAACTGTTCAACTTTGGTCATCTCTTCTCTAGATGCACGTTTGCCTTTAGCTGCATAACCCGCATTTGCAAGCGCTCTGCCGATCGCTGAAGTCTCGCAGTTCTCCAGTGCAGAAGTTGAATTAACACCGCGATCAGAAACGCTCTCACTAGCAAGGCCGGTCGCGCACGGTTGTGCATCGGCTTCCGTCTTAAATAATTCAGCACTAACAATGTATCTAGTGTCTGTGGCCTGTTCAAGTTTTGTTGCCAATCTTCCATCTGGATAATCCTTCCACCATTTTTCAAGTCGGCTCTCGACTGTTTCGTAATCTTCTAAGTTAAATGCCATTACTCACCAACTCTCCATTCAAACTCATTGTCTTTTTCGGCTTCGATACACATTTTGTATATTGCCATGTATGCACAGATGTCCACGATACTATCTTCGTGTCCAGGAGATTCTGCCAACCGTGAGATCTTTTGTAAAACATTGATAATTGGAATGTCGTGAGGCATGATCGGATAGTCAATGTATGCACTAACTGTCTTTGCGATTCGTTCCATGTTATAGATTGCGTGGCCATAGACGACCCCACGTTCATGGACAAGTGCTGTTGCATTATTAAACAGCTTCTCAGTTGATGTCGGCATCAGTTTTATTCTGAATCATCCGGCGGTGCATATCCCAGCCATCTTTACGGCCGCGCCAGTAGTGTGTTTGCTTTGCATTTTGTAATACACCAAAAGCCCAGATGCTTGCAACCATAATTGCAACCCATAATAGGCCAGCTTCTTGTAGTGTCATATAGCCCTATCTATGCTCACATACTTTGTGGCATAGCAATAGTGTTGCACCTGTGTATGACTTTGTGGATTATTTGGGGCGTAGTTTGTATAACGTTTAGGTAACGATGTTACCCGTAATACCGCCCTAGAGCTGTAAATGAGCCATCCTTATTAACTGGCACCAGGGTCGGTGTCAGGGTCTTGCCTACGGCTTCTAGTATAGCAAACCCATTCTGCCAATTCGCGCTTCCATAGCGGATATAAGAGGCTTTTTTGCGATCCATAAGATTACCTACCTCAACGCCATATAAGGTCCT